AGCGTGGCGGAAGGCGTTCTCCCACTGAGGTATGTCAAAGTAGGCCGGTTTAGCCCAGATGTTCACGGCGTGGTGCAGATCGCTCACCGTCGGCGTATCGTCTTCCTGCCATACCCGGCGGCACGAGTCGATGATGAAGCGGTAAACCTCCGCGCAACCGCGCGCTATAGGTACTGTCAGCTCCTCGTCCTGGATAAAGACACTCTGCTGAGTCTCCCAGAGTTGGGAGAACCAGAAGTAGATGGTGCCAACGTCGATATGCGTCCCTGGCTGGGCTTTGGCATCCATGCTGATCACTTTGGTGTCCAGCGCTTCAAACGTATCCGGGCAGAAGTGAACCAGTGCGCCCTGGACAATGTGAGCGTTGGGGTGAGTAGACAGGGTTTCGTTGTCCAGCATGATGTGAACTGGCTGTAATTGCGGTTTCATGGCTACATCATCATCGCGAAGTTAAGAACGGACAGCGCAAAGACTGAAACAATCAGCGCGAACAGTATCGGGTAGCGAATTTGGCTGCTGCGGGGCATTTTCTGACGCTCCGGGGCGTTAAATCGCGCCTGGCAGGACGGGAGCCGGCGGAACGGGTCGATTGCCTTATTACATGGACGGACATTCCGGACCGCCATAGATTTTGTTACCTGATTATTTTTCATGTATATTTCTTTTGCCTCTTGAAAAGGGGGCATACCATTCAAATTGCTAACCTTGTCTGGTATCTCGTGTAATCAGCGGTTTGGTCGCCGCTGGTTGGGATAGCCCCGGTTTGGTCGCCGGGGTGTTTCTCTAAAAGCTCGAGGTGCCGTCTTTATGCACGATTCCTGCAACTTCAAGACATTCAGGCTTCCGGTCGGAATAAGCTGGAGCGACGATTTCGCATGCTGCCTGCGTTGGGTAAATATCGATGACTTCATCGGTACATGGCTGGCTCACCAGGCATGTCACAATCAATCCCCACATAAAAACTCCATAAAAAAAGCCCAACGATGTACGCCGGGCTGTATTTGAACTGGACGATTACAGGTCCAGTAGGTTGGTGATCTCTTCCAACTGCAGAGTGGCTTCTTTAATGCCTTCTGCGATTTTCAGAATGTTGCCTGTCAGTGGAGAGGATGGTTGGCACTCATCCACACTGGTGCTGCCACACGGAATTGGGGTTTGACTGGCGGGAATGAGGCGGGTGGCCAGGGTGCTAATTCGTGACTTCAGAAGGCGGATTTCGTCGAATGCCTGATCTAGACTCATTTCAACGTTGGACTTGCATGCCACGTTTACGGCCGTAGCTGTCCCTTCTAATTTATGCATAACTGCTAACCTATTTGTGTGAAACGCATTGCTGCGTCAGTATTTTCAGGCCCAGCTTGTACGCCAGGTGATATTCCGCAACAGCACCGTCGCTTGCCTTCCATCCATCGAGCAGATAAATAGCCTCTGCACGCTGGAGCATCGCCATGCATATGGACATGTAGTCAGCCTGTGATAAGCCGTTCGGAAGAACTGCGGGGTTGAGAGGAATGTCACCGGCGGCGCTAAGCCGCTCAGCCGCGGCGAAAAACGCCGGGCGGTTGAACTGGGGCAGATTGGTCATCGGCCCCGCTATATACACGATCATTTGCTAACCTCGTGAAATTCAGGCATGCACACCCACAACAAGCCACCCCTGGTTTATCGGAAACGGATGTGCATGCCTGAATTATCTTGTAATATGGTTACTTCTAAAGAGAAGCATGTTTTGGGGAGTAAGCATGTCGCCGGATACATTCGAAATAGCTAAAGCAATATCTAGCCTTAAAGATGAAAGCAGCATCTTAAAAGATTATATATTTCCATTAATATCCACTATTGTAACGGTATCCTTAGGGTATAAGTTGGCTGAGAGAAGCTTTAATCACCAAGAAAAAATAAAGTCAGAAATAGCAAAGGTGAATAGCTACAATAGGTTTTTTGTCGGGTTGGATGCCATGTTTCAAACTTTGATAGCCATCAAAAAAACATACGCTGTAATTAATGAAACTCACCCAATAACAAGGGCTCTTAAGATCCCAAGAATGGTTGGTCATGTATTTAACCCTCCAGATGTTAGCAGCATTTCATTCCTGTCTGAAAAAAATGAATATTGTGAATCGTTAAAAGTATATGACGGATGGAGTAACTTGGCACGACTCAATACAATGGTGGGAAATTACGCGCAACTTCAAAACAGGATTTATATTCGTAATAATCAAAAGGATAGCTTTAATGAGATCTTGAGGAAAACCACGTCAGTGAATTGGGAGATAGATCTTACAAAAATTTCTGATGAAAATGTACCTGAGCTCTTTAAATTAATCGACTCAACTGAATCAATAATTTCATTGGTTGATGGTCTGATTAGGGAAGTATACTCTTGTCTAACGGAGTTGAGCGATAATATTTCAAAAGTTATTAATGCAGATCTAATTGATGGGCATGTAAACATACTAACCTATAAAAATAAATCAAAGGAAATCATGCTTCTTCTGAAATCTGCTCCACAATTTTCAACACAAGGACTATCCGATGTGTTGTGCATGAGCGAGAGCGATATTTTTTCGATGTACAAAAGCGGATATGAGGATTTTTCATATAAGTTTATGGAATATCCTGAATACACTGAAATAAACTCTAACAACTCTTGAGTGATTATTCCAATATACGGATATTATTGAGATTATAAAAAATGAAAACTTACCGACTGAGCTTCTCTGAAAGCTGCTCATTACCAGATTCAGCAAAGATGGATGCTATAGCAGCACTTCTAAGATGGTTTGACGAGAACTACCATACCCATGCAATGCATATGTATGCCAATTCTGTCGAACAAACGGAAGGTGAAATCTGCTGCTTCATCGAATTTGGCGAATCTGGTTTTGAGAACACCTTAAAAACATGGTTGAGTTTGCAACTGAACTCCATGGGCGACGAAATAGACACTCATGAGGAAGTATACGAATTCAACGAAAAAGACTTTGATGTATCAGCTGTTGTTAACCGCATTTCGTAATCCGGCGCGGTTTCTCCGTTAACGTGGGAAGGCCGTGATCCCCTTACTTGCACATTAAGCCGACGCATCCCGGAGGTCCGCCTTCGGGATTCTCGCAATCTCGACACCCTGGCATGTGCCAGACCAGCAATCCATTCGGATTGTTAGTTCTACCGACCTGTCCACGTTGTTAAAGAGCAGGGCTTTCGCCACGGCATAAATAGTATCTATGATGTTTGTTGAAAACAATATCAAAGATATTATTTGTGGTGGTGTTTAACGTATTCATCTGAATTTTAAAGTGTTTTATTTTTGGCGCGTGATATCAGCGCCAGGAGCGATAAAATACTGACTAAATTGCTGCAACGCTGCGATAGCCAGATCAACGGGCGCGGCGGCCTCCACCTCAATTTCCCGTACTACGTTGGCAGGACAGTTGTAAATGAAATTCCGCGATTTGTAGTCGCCGGGGATACCCGCCGGGTAACGTGGCGGGTTAAAGAAAACGGCAAAAAAAGTGTTCCAGATTTTTATCGCCGCAGTAGCCTGGAGTTGGTGCAGGAGTGGAGCCTGTTCCTCAGGCATCTCCGCATCCAATAGGACCAGCCAACCAACTAACAGGCAAACCGGAAGCAGGTGATGTGTCTGACCGAGATGTTCGAACTCGACCATCTGACTGTGAAATGCCGGCATTGAGCGCAGGCGGGCCAGTTCAGCTTCTAGTGATAGTGATAACGCCTCACAGACGGGTACGATCGACGTCGAGAAACGACCCTTATAACGACGTACCAGGAACTCGATCCCTAGGTGAGGGACAATGATTAGCTCTTCCATTTTTACTCCAGAATAATTGCTGTGTAAAAATGATATATCTACAAAGGTGGTTGGTTTATGCAAAATGAATCGAATTTAATGCTATCAATTGTTCGCATACAGGCTTTTATTGAGAAAGACCGCAATTGTGTGATGAATAATTAGCAGTATAAAAGCTCGTGGAAATGACCTGAATCAAGACATTATTTTACTGTAAATTAAAACAGTATCATGCCTGAAAATGATGGGGCAAACGGATTATGCCGCCGCGGAATTTATTATTCCAGATAGTAGCGGCTGGAATTAACAATTGCAGAGATAAAGTACACGGTCTCGATACTGTCAGCCGGTACCAGCTCGGGAAGAGCGGACTTGCCAGTGATGTCCACAACTTGTACGTCACTACGCTGGGATGTGAGCGTTTTGAATAGATAGCTGCCGTCAGTGAGGAGTACAACCACGTCGTCGCCAGGTTCAGCAGCAACGCGTTTCTCAAGCACGACAAACTCGCCATTTTTGACACGAGGCCAGAGGCCATTGCCGGCTATCTCCAGGGCAAAGCTGGAGCTGTCGCTATCAACTTTCAGCCAGCCATCACACTTCGTGACCCCACCAGCGACACCGGATTCGTTTGGCGAAAGTCTTCCAATCACCATTACACGGCGAGCCATTTCTTCCAGTGTAAGAGAGTCTTTTAGCGCGCTTGCCTGTCGGGCAATCTCCCGGGCAAGAGAAGGGCTAATTTGCTCAGCACCCACGCCAAGGATACGGGCGAAATCCGACACGACGCGCGCATTAAGTGGCTGGCGGCCGGTGATGTAATGCCCCACGGCGCTCTGTGTAATCCCCATCTGATCGGCTATCAGTGTCTGGCTGAGCTTTAGCTCTTTCTTCAGTGACTGATAAAGGGATTTAAGGCGAGCCGCGTCGGCTTTCTGTTCGTCGGTCAGTATTCTGCTCATCCCGTGATTTTAATATACCTGCTACTAATTACATAACATCAATGATATTGATTAAAGATAATATGCATGATACTTTTTCGACTTCGAAAATGAGAGGTAGCTATGGAAGTTATCACCTTGCAGGAGCTGGCAGCCCGGATTACCCAGGCTGGCGCAGCCAAGCTGCTGGGCTGTAATCAGACCAATATTTCCCAGGCCCTACGGAATCGGCGTGTTATCGCCGTTACGCTGTACGACGACGGGACGGCGGCGGCGGTGGAGTTCTCCGTCTTCCCGCAGACCAAAAAACTCGCTGACCACGAGTAAGTAACTAACAAACACGAGATGACCATGACCAAATCAATCCTTGAACGCTTACCGCAGCGTCGTAACCGCGGCTATACCCCTGAAACCATGCGTACTGAAGATATGCGCTGCCGTGTCACGCCGGCGCGCCGCGTGGCTGTTGATGCAGTAGCCCGCAAGTGCCGTGACCAGGGCGTATACCACAAATCCGACGTGATGAATCTCGCACTGGAAAACCTGGTTTTTCAGATGACCAGCTGCGATCCCGAACTGGCGGAGGAAATCCGCCGCGCGCTGAAGGCGGAGGCTCTGCCTACCGATCACACCTGGCTTGCTGGTGGACACGATGAATAGCGATACGCAGTCCCTGAGTGTCGCGCTGCAGGTACTGATCAAGAAAGCCCGTGATGCTGGTGGAGAGCCGGCGGCACGGGCAGTACTTGATCGCCTGCAGGCGAACTACTCGCTGCTGAAGAACAACGGCAGCAACAAAAAACACTGAGTGCGCCGGGATCCCCCCGGCGCTGTGCTGCGACCAACAGCACTGGTTAGCAATCGAATGGTAATGCTGTTCCGCCCGAACGGTAGGGACAGTTAGGAACGCACATGAGCATGATTTTGATAGCGAAAGCTCTGTCGATGAAGACGGGAAGTACGATCAGAAAAATGATTCTGGTCAAGCTCGCTGACAACGCCAGCGATACAGGTGAATGCTGGCCGTCATACCAACACATTGCGGATCAATGCGAGTGCAGTAAGAGCGCGGTAAAGCAGCATATCGCTGCACTGATCGCTATGGGGTTAGTACGGAAAGAGAACCGCCTGGGCGTTAAAAACGGGAAGGGCAATACATCCAATATGTACTTCCTGACACTTGATGCTATGGCACCAGAAAGCACACCCCCTGTGCCATCAGATGACCTACCCCCTGAGGCATCAAAAATCCCCCCTGTGCCGTCAGAAAGCACACCCCCTGTGCCACCAGATGGCACCAGAACCTATCACTCTACTGAACCTGTCAATGATCCGGTTACTAGTGGATCTGCTGTCGCAGACCACCCGCAACAACCGCCAGAAAAAATGAATTACCAGGCTGTACTGGACAGCTATCACGAACTGCTGCCGGATATGCCTCAGGTCAAAATCCTGACAGAGGACCGTAAGAAAAAAATCCGTTCGTTTTGGAAGAAGTTCAGCTTCACAGAGCAACGCTGGCGCGCATACCTGAAGTATATCGCCGAGCACTGCCGCTGGATGCTGGAAGACCAGCCAAACGGGAAGGGCGGATTCTGGCGCCGTAAAAACCTGGACTACCTGATCACTGAGCGCTGCTATGTAGCCGTCAAAGAGGATCGCGCCAATGACCAGTGACCAACTGAATTACAGTGTCGACGCAGAGCAGGCGGTGCTGGGTTGCCTGATGCTGAATACCGACCATGACCGGGCTGGGAAAGTGTATGGGATGCTCAAACCGGAATCGTTTTATCTGCGCCCACACCAGATAATTTTCCGTGAAATTCGGGCGCTGGCTCGTAGTGACCGGCCTACGGATATGATCAGCCTGATTGAATTTCTGGAGTCCAAGGGGCTGGCTGAGCAGATAGGGAGCTTTGCATATCTGGCAGAGCTCACTAAAAACGCGACCGTTTCCGCAATGACGCATTACGCCGGCATCGTCCGTGAAAAATCGATCATCCGATTCACCGTCGAAAAGCTGCAGTCGTGTCTGGAAATCATGAACCAGCCAGCAGACATGACCGCCGCAGACAGGATTGACGCTGTCCAGCAGGTGATCAATACCGTTGCCGAGCATGCCCGTAGCGGGCGCCGCGGTGGATTGCGGCCGGCGGCAGACGTTGTCACTGACTGGGTAGAAGACCTGGATAAGCGTTTCACGAACCCTGAGAGTGCAGCAGGACTGACGCTGGGCATTGACGGACTGGATCGCCTGATGGCGCCAAAACAAGTCCTGCGCGGCGCGCTGGTGGTTATCGGGGCTCGCCCGAAAATGGGGAAAACCTCTACTTTCAACAAAATAGCCACGCACTTTTCACTCGATCACCGTCTTCCTTCGCTGATTTTCAGCCTGGAAATGACTGATCGCAGCCTGATAGAGCGCATGGTCGCGCAGGAGGCGCGGGTTAACTCTGAAATATTTTACGTAGGTGCCAACGACGATATGGAGATGTCGCGGGCGATGGCGAAGGCTTACGAGCTGGCTGAATCCAATCTGATGATTGACGGAACGCCGGGCGTCACCCTGGCGCACGTTACGTCTGAAAGCCGCAAAGTGAAGCGCCAGCGCGGCGTCGTAGGGCTGGTGGCCATTGATTACCTGACGTTGATGAAGGCTGAAGCGGCAGAACGTCGTGATATTGCGTACGGCGAGATCACTACTGGACTGAAAAACCTCGCTAAAGAGTTGGATTGTCCGGTTGTGTTGCTGACGCAGCTGAACCGCAAACTCGAAGACCGCGCCGATAAGCGCCCGCTGCCGAGCGACAGTAAGGACACCGGGCAGATTGAGCAGGACTGCGACGTGTGGATCGGCCTGTATCGCGATTTTGTTTACAACCCGTCAGCCGATCCTGAGCTGATGGAGCTGATCGTGCGTCTGAACCGAGAAG